CTATTCAAAGCCCGACGCGCAATCTCAATACGGGGTGATTCAGTATATCGGTGAAGGTGACTTTACTACTATTTTAACCGAGATACCAATACTTATTGAAGGCCATGAACACTTGAATATTGAAGAGGGTGCGGCGGTGAATTGCGTTCTGAACGTTTCTGTGATGCAATGGGATAACGTTGGAAATACGATCGGTGACACCCGAAGTTCCCAATTTTCGTTTACCGCTTACAAGGTCGGAGGCGAGGCCAAAAAATCAACAGTTCACCAAGTGTTTGACTTTGGCGGCCTTAGTTCTTTATCACTTGATATTGACACCACTTCCAAGACAGACGAACATAGATTGTCATTGAGCATGGCGGGCGGTGGACATCCTCACGATAACATGAAGATAGCGGCAACACTTATGTACACTCAAATCAAAGAATGATGGAAGGTTATGATCACAAAGCAATAGGGCGCATTCGTACCATGGCCGAAGCAGGCGCCGAAGTTCGCAAGGATTTTTCACGTAAAAACGAAAAGTATCTTCCAAATTGGTTAATAGCCACTTGGTATTTTAGTTTGATCTTGTCCATCGTCTTTTTCGCATGGGTGCTAATTACCATTTATAACTACATTACCAATGGCTAAAGAATTTAAAGTTCAGCTTACAGTTGACGCGGATGGCGCCATAACCAATCTTGAAGATTTTAAAAAAGAAGTCGAGAAAAGTAATGGCGCCGCTATGAATATGAGAAAGGAGTTGAAAACCATTCAACAGCTCCTGCTCGATATTGATCCCGGTGACGAGAAATGGAAACAACTGAGCGATAGGGCTAGTCAGATTAAGGATAAGATGAAGGAAACAGCGGAGGTGATTAACGCCAACGCCTCCCCTGCATTTGAGTCATTGAATAACAATGCCGGTATATTAAGCGGACAACTATCCTCACTTGATTTTGAAGGTGCTTCAATGTCAGCTAAGGCCATGGCTGAAAACATCAAGTCGATCGATCCAAAGAAATTAACAGAAGATTTCAACGGATTGCTTGGCGGATTCAAGGAAATAGGATCGTCGTTGAAGACGTTGGGTGGCTCTGTGATTAGTAATCTAAAAACCTCATTCAAGTCATTAGGCACAGCGATACTCGCAAACCCCATTTTCTTAATTGCCGCAGCTATAATAGCAGTCGGCGCAGCCATCAAATCTGGACTCGATCAACAACGGGTTGATGTTGATAATGCGAACAAAGCGATTGATGCAAGTAATGAGCGCAGGCATCGTGAAGAAAAGAAGCGAATCGCAGAAGCGCAAGGAAATGAGGCAAGATTATACGAGGTCAAACGTGACATTGCACAAAAAGATATCCGTGACACAGAGGCCAAAATCAACAATCTAACAAGGCAGCAACGCTCATTCTATGGCATAAGTGAAGAGCAGGAACAAACGTTGGACGAACTTCGTAAGCAACTCGCAAATCAACGCGTTGACTATGAAGTAGAGGCCATCAACCGCATGAATGCTTTGAATGCAGCACGGGTCGAACTTCAAACGCGGTACGAAAATATTGGTTTAACGTCGCGTCAACTGACCGAAAAAGAAATGGACGCTTCGTATAAACGCGAAACGGAGTCATTACTTGCCAAGGGTGCGACCGAAGAGGAACTTTATAAACTCGATGCGATTTATGAGGATAAGAAAAACACACTTCGCCGTCAATATGAAGCCGAGGACTTGGCCAAGAAAAAGGCAGCAGCAGAAGAGGCCAAGCGAATCGCAGCGGAAAAAGCGGCGGCCATTGAGCGTTTAGAACGTGCGGAACTTGAACGCAGAAAGCAGTATCAAGCCGAATTTTTAAACGTTCAAAAGACGGGTCAAGTTCAGTCATCACAAGAAGAGGTTGCGCTCAAGCAATCAACCAACGCGCAACTAGCAACAGAGGATGAGAGGTTAGCGGCGGCCAAGCGTGAGCAACAGACTGCTGATATCGAACGACTGAAGCAGGTCGGAAACAATACCTTGGAGATTAGTACGCAGACTCTTCAGGGGCTTTCCGCGTTAACTGAACTATTCGCTGGCAAATCAAAGAAGCAACAAGAGCGTGCGTTCAAGATCAATAAAGCCATCAACATTGCAGGCGCTTTAATTGACACTTACAAGTCAGCCACGGCGGCACTCGCTACCTATCCACCACCATTTGGAGCAATCGCAGCAGGCGCATCTATAGCGGTCGGACTTGCTAATGTTGCCAAGATCAAGGCGCAACAATTCAACGGAGGTGGCGGCGGTGGATCGGTCAACGTAAGCAGTGCGGGCGGTTCTTCATTAGGTGGTGGAGGTAGTAACACTCAAGCGGGTGCACCAACATTCAATCCGTTGAACACAGACTTTTTGCAGAATAGACCAGCGCAGGCAACACAAGCATACGTGCTCGCAGGAAATGTGAGTAACGCACAAGATGCCAACGCGAAGATTAGAAATTTAGCACGACTCGGATAAAAACATTATATTTGACCAATGGAAAAAACCCCCATGAAAAAAATAGTATTCACCATTGATGATATTTATAAAGGCATCTACGCTTTGTCAATCGTAAATAACCCAGCGATTGAAGCCAATTTTGTAGCCTTGTCAAAAAACAACATCATGTTGAAGGTGGATGAAGAGCGCCGTATGTTGTTTGGTCCTGTTCTTATTCCGGACAAAGAAATTTTGAGGATCGACAAAGAAACAGGGGAAGAGTATATGATTGTTTTTCCTGCTGAAACTATTGTTTTGGCGCAGCAAATGTTTTTTAAAAACGCACATCAAAGCGATCACACCTATGAGCATCAATTCAAGATCGATGGACTGACAGTTGTCGAGTCATGGATCAAAGAATCTGAGATGGATAAAAGCGTGCACCTTGGATTTGATCTGCCTATTGGTACTCTATTCTTTGGAACCAAGGTCGATAATGATGATGCATGGGAGCGCGTGAAAAGTGGAGAGGTAAAAGGATTCAGTATCGAGGGTTCATTTGCTGAACTATCCAAGGATGTCGATGTAGTAGCAGAAATTGAGAAATTAATTAAATCACAACCATAAATGAAAACAGACTTAGAAAGACTTGGTTTACCAAGCGAACTCGCCTACTTTGATGGAATCATTCAATTCAAAGAGTCGGCCAAGCCCGTATTTAAACGCATCATCGACCGCAAGTTTGATTGGACGCAAAAAAAATGGGTTGAAACAATCAAATCCTTTGAAGTGTATTCAAAGATTTCGAAAACGCCACAGGGATTGAATAAACGCGAAGCCCTTAACTTTTTGAATGACATGATACACGGGCATCAGTTTCAAGTTCAAGATGCAAACACCCTTGTAAAACCACGCCAAGAAGTTACTATCCAAGTAGGTCCACAGGCGGGAAATACTTTTTGGATCAAGGGTCAAAAAATTGAACTCGGAAACGCAGGATTAAAATGGACTACCGATTCAGTTTACATGAACGCGGAAACAGATGGATCACCGAGTGAAGGGTGGGCGTATTTTGAAGTAGAAGAAACCACCAACTTCCTAATGACCAACACGGTCAATGGCGTGCCAACAACAACCGTTAAGACAGTTCGACACCGAGTGAATAGAAAGTTCACCCATGATGAATTAGAGGCGCTTGGGTACACTGACGAATACTTGTCTTCATTGGCTTATTCACGTTATACGTTGGCCAAGCCCGACACGAGTATTTATTTGACTTGCGTGTCAACCGATCTTGAGCAATTGGGCGATAATATTTATTGGCCAAACGCTTATTTCAATGGACGTGACGAGAGCACTTTTGATTTCACGAAACTTGTTCCGCATTACACGAGCAAAACACCTGACTTTGTTTTCAGAATCCGTGCTTACAATGACTCCACAAATGCAGACTACCCCGAACCAAACTACTCAGGCATGGGTAACTTTGGAAAGTGCATGGATATTCCTTTCGAAAATGAGCGCGTGAAGCCTGTTCGCGTTGAATTTGGTGACAATTTCGGCATCGAACACACCGAAGAGGAATTAGTTGTTACTTTCGCTAATGACGGAACGCGCGCGGCCATTGGTTTGTGCATCGAGTATAAGCCGCTGGACGGAAAGAAAACAGACAATGAGATTTACATGGATGCACGCACGGGCGAAATAATTCACTCGATATTCAATTTGTAGTTTATATTTGTTCTCCGCCTCTTTCTGAGGCATAATTCCTTTTATTTTTCATAAAAATTGCCCTTGAAACGTCGAGGGCTATTTTTTTATATGTACGAATAAGCCCCCGTTGATTTATTCACCTCGAAATACATTCGCATCATGATTGCATCCGCATAGTCAGGCGAACGATTCAGCATTGATTTGATTTCCTCTTTGGAACTTACGGCCTTCTTCTTGTCCTCTTTGGTTCGATCTCGGACTAAATCAAGCTCCTTCATCACGCTATCACGCTTTGAATGATCGGTGATGTATATTTTATTATCCCTTACGTATTCAGCTAATTTGAAAAAACATTCAGCCTTTGCGTTGGCATAGTGAACCTTATCTTTTGGGCTGCCTCCATTGTTGAACTCCTTGCACCTTAAGATGCCAGCGACTCCAATACCTAAACCATCAGCATCCACAATGACGTTATTCAATCTTATCCCGTTATCTGTGGCAAGTTGGCGAATGATGTCCGCTACTTCATGAGGATACTTATGGTTAAATTCATGGAATCTAACTAAGTGTAAACCCTTCCAAATACAGATAATGGTTCTATCGTTACCCATTGCCGCAGGATCACAAGTTATGTATCCTTCCCCTACTATCTCATCTCCACTCACAAACATTTGAAGCATTGAATCAGTTTCAAACAATAGATCGGGCGAATCGTCATAATCCCAATCGCCAAGCGCTAGTCGTTTGTAATCGCGTTCGCTCAAACTTTTCAGAGTCTTTTCGTAAACGTCACGATTTTTCATGAGCGTGTTATCACTGAGCAATGAAGGGATGAATATTTTATTTTCGGGCAACCTCCCTTCGCGATGTGGTGAATAATACTCGTTGTATAGGTATCCCTTCGATGGGTTACAAGTCATGAGTATTTTAGGCAAAGGCTGCGCGCGATCACCGATTAAGTTCAAACGTAAACGCGACCCAAGTATTTCAAGTCCACGTCCCGGCACTTGTTGCGCTTCGTCAACAAAAGCATCAGCGGCCTCATAACCACCGAGATAGCCATAGTCTGGATCGCTAGGTTGGTAGGTGATTTCTTTAAACACGATTTGGCTTCCATTGTAAAATGTGATTTCAAAATCTTGCCCGTTGAATTTATAATGCACGCCCTCTTTTAGTTTGTGCATTCCAATTACCTGCCAAAAAGTATTGAGCGTGGTTTGTCTGATTGCTTTCAGCTCGCTTCGAATGATTAATCCACGGGTGTTAGGAAACACCAAGCGCCTACGAATTTGCCAATAACAACCAAGCCACGTTTTGCCACCACTCGCGGCGCCTCCATAAAGTACGTGAGTGTAATCGCTTGACCAATGAAGTGCTTTTAATGCCTCTTTTTGTTTTTCGCTTTTGTCTATTCGAATCTCCATGATGCCAAAGATAAACCAACATTTATATCAAAAAATTTACACCCATTGCCAATAATCAACTATCAATGCTTAGATGGTTAAATCTACACTAATGAGCATTAAATCAAATTTGAAAGAGCTTTTGGACAAGCACGCGGACTGGTTCAAAAAACACGACGTGAAATTGTCGATCGGCGAAGATATTGAAATCAAATTGGCCGCAACAGCTAAGGCCGCAGATGGTTCAGAGATTGGAACACCAACTGAATTTGTAGCAGGCGCGGAAGTTTTCGTGGTTATCGAAGGACAGCCAACACCCGCACCCGATGGCGAAATCGTGATGGAAGATGGAACGACGGTTGTCGTTAAAGAGGGAAAGATTGAAGATGTTCGCGAAAAGGTTGAAGAAATGAGCGACGATTCAGCCTTGGTGATTGAGCAGCTTATCCAACGCGTAGATGCCTTGGAAGCATCAAACGCAACGCAAGCAACTGAACTTTCAACCGCGAATGAAAAAATTGCGGATTTGAATACCAAACTTTCAGCAGCCGAAAAGAAAGCAGCGGACGCACAAGCGAAAGTCGTGGAACTTTCCAAGCAACCTGCTACGCGTTCGGTGAAGGATAAGGCCGAGGTCGAGTTAAAAAAAGAAACAACCAAAAACCAAAAAACATTTGAGCAAATGACACATACAGAACGTGTGTTGGCTAAAATGAACTAAAAAAGCAAATTAAAAAAATGGCAACTACAGTCAATTTAACAACCACCTACGCAGGCGAAGTAGCAGGCGAATGGAATTTAAAAGCCTTTCTAGCGGGCGAAACTTTGCAGCACATTACCGTCAAGGAAAATGTACCAGGCAAATTGAAAGTCCGTCGAATCACCGATAACGCAACAACGTTTGCGGATCAAACTTGCGTATTCACGCCTGAAGGAACGATTGAATTTGACGAGCGTACATTGACGCTTGTTGACATGTCTTATCCTAGAGAACTGTGCAAACTAACCTTCTTGCAAGATTGGGAGGCGTTGGCCGCTCAAAATGACAGCCTTGGCTCTGTTTCTGAAGCTGTTGTAGCGACAATGGCAGGAAACATCGGTGCCATAAATGAAACAATGATTTGGCAAGGTGTTGCTGGTGTTGGTTCGTATGCAGGTTTTGAAACTCTATTCCTTGCAGATGCAACGGTGATTGATGTAGCTACTCCCGTGGCTATAACAAAAGCAAATGTTGTTGCTGAAATTGAATCCGTAGTAGCGGCGCTTCCTGTTCGCGTTCGTCGCGCATCAGAAAAGCCAAAACTATATGTTTCAAGCAATGTTGCAGAGGCTTACAGAAACGCAATGGCTGATGCAGGAAATGGTTTCTTCAATCAATCAGGAAACGCTATCAACATGACTTGGATCGGACAATATGCAATTGTTGAGTGTCCGGGTATGAGCGACGATACAATGGTGTTTGCGCAAGCGTCAAATCTTTGGTTTGGAACAAACAAAACATCGGACATGAACAATATTCAAGTTTTGGACATGCAGAACGTTACGGGCGATAAGACCGTCAAGTTTAACGCTGACTTCTTTGGTGCCGTACAATACGGACGTGGTAATGAAATTGCTTTCTACCAAGCCTAATCAATAAGATCATAAACAAAAAGGAACGCCATCCGATTGTGGTGGCGTTTTTTTTAAAAAACACGATAACAAATGAGTTGTAATTTATCACAAGGGGAAAGTTTACCCTGCAAAACGTACAT